CGCCGCACGCCTTATAATTGAACTTGAGAAATATCGGATCGGGGCGTGGCGCAGCTTGGATAGCGTGCTTGACTGGGGGTCAAGAGGTCGCGGGTTCGAATCCCGCCGCCCCGACTTTTCTTCAAAAAGGGCCGTTCGGCGAGAAAGTCGAACGGCTTTCTTTTTGTCAACACTAGGTTTGCGTCACTCAGCATGCGGTTCAAACTGACGCACTCCAGGATAGTGCGTTTCCGGGCCGAGTTTGAACCGCGCCACAGGGGCACCAGATTCTGGCTGAAATCGAAGACCGCTAAGGCCATCTGGCCGAAGGCCGGGTCGAACTCGTCGGCCTTGTCGAGGCGGCATTCGACGTCCGCGAGCTGTGATTTCAGGTCGGCTGACTTGAGCTGAAAGGTCGGCTCGTCGATGGTGCCGCCGAGATAGCCGTTGAGCAACCGGCCCTGCATGTTCATCAGTTCCGTTCGGCGCTTGGTCAGCATCTTCTTGCGAGACGCCTTGGCGGTGCCTACGTCGTCGAATGCCGCCAGGATTGCCTCGCGGTACCAGTTGGTCGTGACGGGGTCGGGAAGACAGAACCTCTCGAATTCCTGGGTGATGGCGTGCTCGATGTCGGCCTCGCGCCACCGAACCTTCGGATGGCCATCGTCGGGGTGGTTGTTGCCGCATCGGTAGTAGACGTGGTGGTTGCAGCCGCCGTCGTTGAGCCTGCGGCGGATAAGCTCGCCGGTCATGGCGAAGTCGCAACAGGCGCAGCGGAGGATGCCGCCAGAGAAGGCGATGTCCGGGTTACCAGTTCGGCGGTTGCGGCCGTTGAGGATATCCTGGCAGGCATTGAAGAGCCTGCGGTCGATCAGCAGACGGTAACTGCCCTGGAAGACTTGACCGTTGCGTTCGAGCTCGCCGATGTAAAAGCGGTTGTTGAGGATGTATGACAGCGACGTGCGGTAGAAACGCGGCTGGCTGGGCCGGTAAGTGTGCCCCTCGGATGCCAGCTTGTCGGCCAGGCTTCTGAAGGTGTGCTGACCGCCGGCGTAGAGCTCGAAGATGCGGACGACCGTCTTGGACTTTTCGGGGTGCGGCTTGACCGGCTCGTTGCGGTCCTCCACATTCATGTATCCATACGGCGCGAGGCCCGTCGGCCAGCCCTGCCGCACCTTCTCGTCCATGCCCTTGATGACCTCGGTCCTCAGGTTGTCCGAGTAATATTGCGCGACAGCGGCCATCACATTGAACGACAGGGCGCCCGCCGCGCCGGGACCGAACTGGTTCTCGACGAAGCTCAGCCGCACGCCGCAGGCATCTTCCAGTTCCTGCAGGCGCACGGCGTCACGCATGTTGCGGCAGACACGGTCGAGCTTGTGGGCGAAGATGGCATCAATCTTCTCGCACTTGGCGTTGGCCTTCACCCAATTGAACATCTCGTTGAAGGCCACACGATCGGCCCCTCGCTTGGCCGACTCGGCGACGGCGAACTCGCGGACGATGGTCCAGCCCGCCTTCGTCGCCTTGTCGCGCATGGCGCGGGTCTGTGCGTCGATGGAGTAACCCTCGCGCTGTTCGCGGGAAGACACACGTGCCCAGGCCACGACATTCATATCCCATCTACCTCCTTCCTTGCTTCCAACAACACCTCAGCCAGTCGTTTCACGTTCATGAGAATCTCCACGGCCTCGTCTTCGCTGATCGGCCTGCCGTAGTTCGTCGACCATACGTCGATGGTCTTGGCCAGCAACTCGTCCGAAATCCATGCCATCGACAACGGCCGCCGATCGCGTTCAAGGCCAGTGACACCTTCCTCATCGGGGGCAGTTAATCCAGTCGATTCACGGGGAATCTTCGCGGCCGGTTCGAGCAGGCATGTGTTCGATTCTCGGCCGCTCATTCGCACACCCACCCGTCCAGGCCCAACTCCTCGAACCGCTCGCGCAGGCTACGAATGATGCGTTCGACGGTGTGCCAGCCGCATCCCATCTGCTTGGCGATCTCGGCCTTGGACCGCCCGTCGGCCAGGCCACGGCAGACGGCCTGTTCGCGTTCGGTCAGGTCGGCGACGGCACAGGCGACATCTATGGCCCGGGGGTCAACTTCCTCGCGGCTGAACTCCGTGGCGCTCTGGCCGAACCGCTCCACGTGGGCGCGGTACCGCGTGGCCGATCGCTTCATCTTCCTCAGGCGGTTATCGATGATCGTGATCAGCGCCGTGCGTTCGGTCGCGCCGTTGGTGTGGTTGGGGTCGTACCTGAACTCGAGCAGCACGAGCACGGCTTCCTGCGACGCGTCGGGCAGCTCATGCGGTCGGAAGCCCAGCAGCTTCGCGCGGTGAGTGATGAGGTCGACTTTCCACTGTTCGATGACTCCGTCGTACTTCGGCATTTCCATTTCGATGGCCTTTCGTTCGTGAACGTCCTTGCCGCGCCGAGCCGACCTCGGCGTCACGAACGAAGCTTCCGGTAGCCATCTGGGTCACATCTCTAGGGCCGAGAATGCCGCGTGAAACACATATGGGTCGCAGTATGGGCGTTACATGTGACCCCCTAACCCAGATAGCGACCCATATGTGTTTAGGGGGTCACGGCGAGATTTGAGGCCGAGCGGGTAATCACTCTGTAGCGGGCGAGGCAACAACGTCTGGCCCAAGCATGGGAGTCCGACAATGCCGCAGAGTGAAGACAACAACCTGACGATTGACCTCGGCGTGCTGAGCGCCGAGCCGGCCGAGGAGTACCACGCCAAGGCCGGCGAATACCTGTCGAGCCATCAGTTACTCGACTTCCTGGCCTGCCCCTGGCTGTACCGCAAAAAGCAGCTCGGACTGATCGCCGATGCGTACACGCCCGCGCTGCTGATCGGTAGCGCCACGCACGTCCGCATTCTAGAGGGCCGCGACGCCTATGAATCGCAGTTCGCCCTCGGCGGTCCGATCAACCCCAGGACCAACAAGCCCTTCGGTTCGACCACAAAGGCCTTTGCCGAGTGGGCTGCGGCGCAGGGCAGGCCCGTTCTCTCGCACGACAATGTCGAGTTGATCGAGCAGATGGCCTCGGGCGTGGCCATGAATGATGAGGCGGTCGACCTCCTTCTCTACGGCCGTTCGGAGGGCGTGGTACGCACCACCTACTGCAAAACGCCGTGCCAGGCCCGTATCGACTGGGTGCATCCGCATCGGGGGATCGTGGACCTCAAGACCACAGCGGACCTGACCTGGTTCGAGAACGACGCGAAGCGCCGGCGCTACCACAACCAGGTCGCCTTCTACCAGTCGGTCTTCGCCGAGGCCATCGGCGAGCACGTGCCCGTCTACCTCATCGCCGTCGAGAAGGACGAGCCGTTCCGCTGCGGCGTGTGGCGCGTCGGCGACGACACGCTGGCGATCGCGCGGACCGAGAACGAGGCGGCCATCCGCCGGCTCCGCCGGGCCTGGGAGACCGACGAGTTCCCGACCGGCTATGAAGTCATTCGCGTTCTCGATTTCCCATAGTTGCCTCTCTTGCGCCCGGGCGGGACGGCGTGCCGTGCGGCAGGGATGCCATCACGGATGAGAACGGCCGGACTCCCTAAGCCCGCCCGGGCGTTTCTTGATATCCGGCAGGGCCGGGCTACCCAGGGCTCTTTTCGGAAAAGCCCCGGCCGCGCGGGTTCGACTCCCGCACCTGCTATTCGCCGGCCGGTGAAAACTGACATGCAAGCGCAATCGACAACCATAGGAATAAGGAACAACAAATGTCACTACTTGAAAAGATTCACGCTGGCCGACGCCACTCGCCGCCGAGGCTGTTGATCTACGGCACCGAGGGCATCGGCAAATCGACCACCGCCTCGCAGGCACCCAAGGCGATCTTCATCCCCACAGAGGACGGCCTCGATCAGATCGACTGCACAAGCTTTCCGCTGGCAGGCAAGCTGGCGGATGTGGACGCGGCGATCCAGTCGTTGCTGCAGGAGAAGCACGACTTCGAAACCGTCGTGCTGGATTCGGCCGACTGGCTCGAGCGCCTGATCTGGGATGCGCTGTGCGATCAGTACGGCGTATCGAGCATCGAGAAGGTCGATGGCGGGTACGCCAAGGGCTACACCCACGCCCTGACCCACTGGCGCAAGGTACTCAACAACCTGAACGCGCTTCGCACGAAGCGCGGCATGTGCGTGATCCTGCTTGCTCACGCCAAGGTCGAGAAGTTCGAGGACCCCGAACACTCGGCCTACGACCGCTACTCGCCGCGCCTGCACAAGCACGCCAACGCCCTGGTGACGGAGTGGGCCGACGCCGTGCTGTTCGCCACGCGGAAGATCATCACCAAGACCGAGGAGGCGGGCTTCAACCGCGAGCGCACTATCGCGGCAGGCCTGGGCAAGGACGGTGGCGAACGTGTCCTCCGCACCGTCGGCAGCCCGGCCTGCGTGGCGAAAAACCGCTACAGCCTGCCGGCCGAACTTCCCCTCTCGTGGTCGGCGCTGATGCAGGCCCTGCTTGTCGCGGCGAAGCCAACAGGCGTAGACGGAACCCCCAACCACAACACCACGCCTGACCCGGCCCTTCGCCTAGTCGGCACCGAAGACACCACCAACAGCAAGGAGAACTGATCCATGGCAAACCTGGACGGATTCAACGCCAACGATGTCGAACCGACTGCGCCGTTCGAGCCGCTGCCGGCCGGTAAGTATCTGGCCGCCATCACCGCCAGCGAGATGAAGGCCACCAAGAAAGGCGACGGCAGCTACCTACAGCTGGAGTTCACCGTCCTCGACGGCGACCCGTCCTCGCCGAACGGCTCCGCCGAGGCAAGCTGCAAGGGCCGCAAGGTCTGGGACCGGCTGTGCATCAATCATCCCAACGACCTGACGCAGAAGATCGCTCGGGGCAATCTCTCGGCGATCTGCCGGGCCGTGGGTGTGATGCAGCCGGGCGACTCGGTCGAGCTGCACAACATTCCGCTGGTGATCACCGTCAAGTGCAAGAAGCGCCAGGACACCGGCGAGATCACCAACGAGGTCAAGGGCTATGAGGCGAAGGCGGTAGCATCGGGCCAGCCGCAGCAGGCTCCGACGACCGACAACACCCCGCCCTGGAAGCGATGAGGGAAGGCGGCGCGATGAAGTTGACACTGCCATTCCCTCCGAGCGTGAACCACTACTACCGTCGGGTCGGCCCGCGCACGTTGATCAGCCGGGAGGGCCGGGAGTACCGCAGAGTAATCTGCGGCCTCCTGGCCCCCGGCGGCGGCAACGGTATCCGCAAGCCGCCAGCGGGCGGTCGCATCGCCTTGGCGATGGACGCCTTCCCGCCGGACCGCCGCCGTCGCGACTTGGACAACCTTCTCAAGTGCACGCAGGACTCGCTCGCTCATACGGGCGTGTTCGAGGACGACAGCCAGATCGATCTACTGGTCGTGGCGCGCTGCGAGCCGGTCAAAGGCGGCAAGGTCACGATCCGGATCGATGAGTTGCCCCTGCGTCGCTGCCCGCTGTGCGGCCAGGCTATGCCCGAGACGCGCTTCCACGGGAGATAAGACATTGTCCCCCTCGCTTCTGCCAGTTCCGGAAGCGCCCCCGGAATCGGCGATCACACTTCGCCCGTACCAGGTCGAGGCGGTCAGCGCCGTGTATGACCATCTGCGCCGTCGGGACGATCACCCCTGCGTGGTCATCCCGACGGCCGGAGGCAAGACGCCGGTGATGGCGTCGATCTGCCGCGACGCGGTGGGTAAGTGGAAGGGGCGGGTGCTGATCCTAGCTCACGTGAAGGAACTGCTCGAGCAGGCCGTCGAGAAGCTCCACATCATGGCCCCGGACCTGTGGAACAGAATCGGTGTCTACTCGGCCGGCCTCAAGAGCCGCGATACCGATCATCCGATCATCGTGGCGGGCATTCAGAGCGTCTATCGTCGCGCTGCGGAGCTGGACGCCTTCGACCTGATCTGTATCGACGAAGCCCACATGCTGCCGCCGGACGGCGAGGGCATGTATCGCACGTTCCTGGCCGACGTGCGAGTGGTCAACCCGAACATCCGGCTGATCGGCCTGACGGCGACGCCGTATCGCATGACGACCGGCATGATTTGCGGGCCGGAGAATCTGCTGAACCACGTCTGCTACGAGGTCGGCGTCCGCGAGCTGATCGTCCAGGGCTACCTTTGCCCCTTGAAGACCAAGGCCGGCCGGCGCAAAGTGGACACGTCCAGCCTGCATATACGGGGCGGTGAGTTCATTGCCGGCGAGGTCGAGGCGCTGATGGACGACGACTCGCTGGTCCGCTCGGCCTGCCGCGAAATCGTCGATCACACCCGCGACCGGCATTCGGTGCTGATCTTCGCCAGCGGCGTACAACATGCCCTGCACGTCCAGCGAGTCCTGGTCGAAATCGGCCACGAGTGTGGGTTCGTCTGCGGCGAGACGCTGCCGTTCGAGCGGGCTGCGACGTTGGACCGATTCAAGGAGGGCCGCCTGAAGTATCTGGTCAATGTCAACGTGCTAACGACCGGCTTCGACGCGCCGAACATCGACTGCGTCGCGCTGCTGCGCCCGACGAACTCACCGGGCCTCTACTACCAGATGGTCGGTCGGGGCTTCCGGCTGGATGCGTCGAAGGCCGACTGCCTGATCCTGGACTTCGGGGGCAACATTCTTCGGCACGGGCCGGTGGACGCGCTCCAGGTCGAAGACCGCAGTGGCGGGTCCGGTGAAGCGCCAGCCAAGGAATGCCCCGAATGCCAGGCCGTGATCCATGCTGCCTACGCCACCTGCCCGCAGTGCGGATATGAGTTCCCGCCGCCTGAGCGGCAGAAACACGACCACCAGGCGGCGACGGCGGGCATCCTCTCCGGCGAGGTCACCGAGACCGCTTGCGTGGTCAGTGAGGTCTATCACAGCGTCCACGTCAAACGCGGTGCCCCCGAGGACCATCCGCACACGATGCGGGTCGATTACCGCTGCGGATTCAACGACTACCACAGCGAATGGGTCTGCCCCGAGCACACCGGCTACGCCAGAGGCAAGTTCGAGGCCTGGTGGCGGGCACGATCTCGCGAACCGCTGCCAGAATCGGCAGAGCAGGCGGTGGACCTGGCCGAAGCGGGCGCGTTGGCGCAGACCAGCGCCATCACCGTGCGGTCGGTGGCCGGGGAGAAGTTCGACCGCATCACCGACTACCAGCTCGGGCCGATCCCGCCGCGTCTGGACGGTAGCGAAGAAACCAGTGACGGCGACCTGCCCGAGCCCGTCTGGCCCGAGGATGACATTCCGTTCTGAGGAGATTCCCATGCCCAGTGCATGCCTTAAGAAGAAGACCACCGCCGATCGCGTCGCGCACGTGCTCGATGCGGTCATGGGCATCGATGTGGCGGACCTGGAGCTGCTGGTCCAGCAGGCCCACGAGTGCGACATCAAACAGATCGACGACCTGCCCGAGCCGTTCCCCGTTACGCGCCAGGCGCTGCGGATGTTCTGGCACTTCCGTTGCAACCTCGAATCGGTGGAGGTAGCGCCGGCAAATGGGTGATCGACCGCCCATCACGGATGCCGCCCATGCGTATCTCTCAGCCGGCCTGTGCGCCTTGCCTGCGATCCGGGCCGAGAAGCGCCCGGCTGTGGGCCGGTGGAAGCAGTATCAGACGAGAATGCCCACATCGGCGGAACTGTCGGCCTGGCTGGCAAACCGGCATGGCCGGAGCGGGAAAGGGCCCGACGCGGTCTGCATTCTCTGCGGGCAGGCCTCGGGCAACGTCGAAGCCATCGACTTCGACCTGCCTTCGCCGAGGCTACGGGAGGCAGGCGTCGGCGGTAAGTTATTCTCGGCCTGGTGGGACCGCGTCCCCGCCGACCTGCGTGACAGGCTGGTCATCGAGATCACCCCTTCGGGCGGGCGGCACGTGATCTACCGCTGCGTCGCGCGGATCAGCGGCAACCTGAAGCTCGCTCAGCGCAAGGCCGACGGCAAGGTGGTCACGCTGATCGAAACCCGTGGCGAAGGCGGTCTGATTCTGTGTGCACCCACGGCGGGATACGAGATCGTCCAGGGTGATCTGTGCGACCCGCCTTGCCTGACCGAAGCCGAACGCGACGTTCTCCTGCGGACGGCGTGGGAACTGAACGAGTATCGCCCGCCGGTGGTTGATGGTCCGACCTGCCTGACCGGCAGGCAGGCGAGGTCGGCGAATGTCGGCCACAGGGGCCCACTGTCGGCCGACAGTTCGAATAACTCGCCCTTGTCGACCCACCCGGCCAACAATCCGTCGAGCTTCGCCCGCGACGCCGACAGTGCGCCCATGTGGGCGAATAATTCGCACAGGCCTGGCGATGACTTCAATGATCGTGGAGATGTGCGGGCTGTGCTCGCGCAGCACGGCTGGGCGCGTCTGACTGACCGACAAGGCCGAGACGGCAACGAATACTGGCGTCGTCCGGGCAAGGACTCTAGGGAAAAGGGCTGGTCGGCCACGCTGAAGGACCGCGTCTTCTACGTATTCTCGTCGAACGCCGCGCCCTTCGAGCCGAACCAGGGCTACTCGCCGTTCTCGGTCTACACGCTGCTGGCCTGTGGCGGAGACTTCGAACAGGCGGCGCGTTCTCTGCGAGAGCTCGGCTTCGGCGGCGATTGTCCGACGGACAACGCCGATGGCGTGGACATCTCGGCCATTGTGAGAATGTCCGTCGGACCTGGCGCTTATTCGTCGGACAATGCCCACAGTGAGCCATCTCTGGACAATGATTCGGACAATCCGCCATCTCGGCCGGGTGTGGCCGACCCCGGCCCGTTCTTGGAGGACCTGTTCGATGTGCCGGGCTTTATCGGCGATGTGGTGCAGCACACGCTGAGCATTGCCCATCGTTACCAGCCTGTGCTGGCGCTGGCTGGAGCGATCATGCTCCAGGCGGTGCTCGCCGCGCGAAAGGTCCGCGACGAACGGGGCAATCGCACGAACCTGTACGCCATCGGCGTGGCGCTCTCCAGCGCGGGCAAGGATAAGCCGCGCGAGGTCAACGACCGCATTCTCGAGCTGGCCGATGTGGACCTGCTGGGTAACGAGGAAGTGACCAGCGACGCGGCTGTGCTCACCGCTGTCGAAGCCAAGCCTGCCATCCTGTTCCAGTTCGACGAGTTCGGGCGTTTCCTGCGAACCATGGGCGATCCACGCAAATCGCCCAACATCTACAGCGCCGTTACCACGCTGATGCGGCTCTACAGCAATGCTAACCGCACCTATCGCGGCAAGGGCTACGCCGACGCCAAGCGGAACAAGATCATCGTCCAGCCCTGCGCGTGCATCTACGGCACCAGCACGCCGCGTTCGATGTACGAAAGCCTTACCAAGGAAGGCATCGAGGATGGATTTGTCGGGCGACTGATCTTCTTCGAGACAATGACGCGCCCACCGCGCGTGCGGCATCCCGAAGCCGATCCGCCCGAGCAACTCGTCGAAACGGCCAAGTGGTGGGACCACTTCGTTCCCCACGGCGGCAACACTGAGAGCGTCTATCCCAAGCCGCGCCTCATCAAGGCGACGGACGAGGCCAACGCCATATTTGATGCCTTGGCCGAACTGTCGGACGCCGAGATGGATCGCGATGAAACGTATGCCCCCATCTGGGGGCGGGCGGAAGAAAAGGCCTGCCGGCTGGCGCTGATCTACGCCTGCAGCCGCTGCAAGGAAGAGCCCCTCATCGACGCCGACGCCGCGGACTGGGCGTGCCGCCTGGCCGGATACACCACGCGCCGGACGGTATTCACGGCCGACCAGTGGATCGCAGAGGGTCTGTTCGATGCAAGACAGAAGAAAGTGCTTCGTGTCGTTCGCAAGGCCGGGGTGATCTCGCGGAGCAAACTGTGCCATCAGACCCAGTCGCTGACGCCCAAGGAACGCGCCGAGGTGCTCGACAACCTGGTCCAGACCGGCCAGATCCGCGTCGTGCAGGTGGAGACCAGGGGGCGCCGCCGCACCGATTACCAGGCCGTTTAATGTCAACCGCTATGAAAGAAGTTCCGGATATGAAAGAACAGGTTGAACCCAACCGAGTGTCATGCAATGGCTTAAGGGCCACGCCCAACTTCTTTCTTCTTTCACGTCCTGTTAGACCAAGAGAAGGAAAACAGTGCAGATCAACAGGAGATGAAAGAAGAAAGAAGTCAAGTAAAGAATCTATCTCTCTCTTATTCAATAGGTTACGTCTGCCAGCTTCCTTCCCTTTTCGAACTTCTTTCAAGGCGATTGGCACCACCAATGGTTCCCCCCCGGCGCGAGGCTCTCCTGATGCCAGCGGGAACAGTCGGCTGTGGATAGACAGTTTGTTGGCAACGCGCCGAATTGCCGGCGCCTAACCCAAGGCACACGGAGGTGCTTTCATGACCGCCACAAAGGATGCAACCACGCAGAAGTTCGCCGTCGAGCTGCGGAAGATCGACGACATCCGCCCGTATGAGCGGAATCCCCGCATCAACGACCAGGCCGTGGACGCCGTCGCGGCCAGTCTAGCCGAGTTCGGCTTCCGCCAGCCGATCGTCGTGGACGCCGACGGCGTGATCATTGCCGGCCACACGCGGTGGAAGGCCGCGCAGAAGCTGGGTCTGGCCAAGGTGCCGGTTCACGTCATCACCGACCTGACAGGCGAGCAGGTCCGCGCCTATAGGATTGCGGACAACAAGTCGGGCGAACTGGCCGAGTGGGACCTGGAAATCCTGCCCATCGAACTTGCTGAGCTGCGCGAGGGCGGGTTCGACATGGACATACTAGCCTTCGACGAGGAGGAGCTGGCCAAGCTGCTCAACGCCGGCATGGGCATCACCGAAGGCCTGACCGATCCGGACTCGGTGCCCGAGCCGCCGGATGATCCGATCACGCAGCGCGGCGACCTGTGGATTCTGGGCGAGCACCGATTGCTGTGCGGCGACAGCGGCAGCGAGACCGACCTCGACCGTCTGCTCGACGGCGCGACCATCGACTTGGTCAATATGGACCCGCCGTATAATGTCCGCGTCGAACCGCGAAGCAGCACGGCCATCGCGGCCGGCCTCAGCTCACACCCCGACCTGTCGAACCCATCCAAGAAAATGCACCACCAGGGCTTCGACGTCGCACGCGGCGTGACCGACCCGGCCAAGGCCCGCAAGAAGATGCGGGCCAAGGATCGGCCGCTGGAGAACGACTTCGTTAGCGATGAGGCATTCGACGAGATGCTCCTGGCATGGTTTGGCAATGCCTCACGCGTGCTCAAGCCCGGCGGCTCGTTCTACGTCTGGGGCGGCTACGCGAACCTCGGCAACTACCCCGCCCCGCTGAAGGCTTCGGGACTGTATTTCAGCCAGGGAATCGTGTGGGATAAGCAGCATCCGGTGCTCACGCGCAAGGACCTCATGGGAGCCTTTGAACTGGCCTTCTATGGTTGGAAGGAAGGCGCGGGGCACCATTTTTACGGGCCAAACAACGCGACCGACCTGTGGCACGTCAAGAAGGTCAACCCGCAAAACATGGTGCACCTGACGGAGAAGCCGGTCGAGCTGGCCGTGCGGGCAATCCAGTTTTCCTCCAAGCCCGGCGAGAACGTGCTGGACCTCTTCGCCGGCAGCGGCTCGACGCTCATTGCCTGCGAGCAGACCGGCCGCAAGGCGTTCCTGATGGAACTGGACGCGCCGTACTGCGACGTGATCGTCCAGCGCTGGGAGGAGTTCACTGGGCGCAAGACCGAACGGATCGCTGCGGAGAAGACGGGGGCTGAAAGCGAGACGGAGGTGAAGGCGTGATCTTCCGCCCGCGATTGGGACAGTGCGTGCGCATCCACTATGCCAAGCGTTCGGCGTCCATCATGCCGTACCACGGCAAGGTCGGCGTCGTGCGGATCGTCAGCAGCGGACCGGGGCCGCGCAATGTCGGCGTCCAGGTCGATGGGCGAACCGTCGTGGCACCGCGCGGCAACCTGATCGCCGTCGATGAGGCCTCACCATGATTTACCTGGGCAGTCCATACTCGCACCCGGACCCGGCCGTCGAGCGGCAGCGTTTCGACTCGGTGTGCCAAGTGGCGGCTGCGCTCATTCGGCGCGGCCTGGAGGTGTTCTCCCCAATCTCCCACTCGCACGGAATCGCCAGGTACGGCCTGCCGACCGATTGGGCGTTCTGGCAGCGGTACGACCGGGCCTTCCTCGCTTGGTGCGATGAACTGTGGGTGCTGACGCTGCCGGGCTGGACGCAGTCAGCGGGCGTGCTGGCCGAGATGGGGATCGCGAGAGAGATGGGCAAGTCGGTGCGGCTGATTGATCCGGTCACCCTGACGACTGAGAACACCCCGGCGTTCACCGGGGCGTCTCACGAGGCTACGGGAGATGGTGCGTCAGCGTTTGGAGGCCAGGGCGAACTTGCCGCGCTCGGCCTTGACGAAACGGCTGGCGTTGCCCTTGACGTTGATCTCGCGCGACAGGGCTGCGTAAAGAGTGTTGGCCGGTGTCTTGCCGGTGCGAGGTCGCCAGAGGTCGCGAGCGATGGCGAGATCGACGATGTCCTTGCACCGCATGGGGTCGCCGGTGCCCAGGGACAGCAGGTGGGCCGCTGCGTCGAGCAGGCTCATCGGCTTGCCGCCAGATTCGCCACCCGTCGCCCCACGTTCGCCCGTGTGGCGTTTGGCCACGGGCTTGGCGTCCTTTGTCACCTTCTTGGCCTTCTTCGCCCCCGTGGGCACCGTGACGCGTTTGGTCAGGTCACCTTTCTTAACAGCCTCAACGGTCTTGGGAATAGCAGACTTCGGCGTACCCGGCGCTCGCGTCTCGTGGCGAAGGCGCTGCGGGCTGCGTATTCGGACCTTCTTGTTGGTCCTCAGGTTCGTGGCATCCCATCCGCCTCGCGGGTTGGCCGCGTCGATGCGGACCGTGGCCATCTTGCCGCTCACTTTCGCGGCGTAACACTTGCCTACCTTCACGTCTGTCTTCTTCATTGTCCTTTCTCCTTTTCTTGGGGCCTAGGAACTCAGATTCTCGGCTACGTGATGAAGCAGCGACGCCAGCGCGATGTGGTCCGCGTCGCCGCCGTGTTCGATCCGCTCGCAGGCCTTGTCCACGAACGGACAGTCGTTGGGCGAGAACGAGGCGTGGACGTTCTGTTCGTCGATTATGATCGACAGCCGCCTCAGCTCGTTACGCAGCATCTCGATGTCGAAGGGGTCCTTCATGTTCGCTGCTCCATTCTCTTAGCAGTCGCTCAGTTGCCGCAGCAGGCGGTAATAGTCATGGATGGTGCTGTTGGTGCCCTTGCAGCCGTCCAGTTGGAACTGGAGGCATTCGGCCATCGACCAAACGTCCTCCTCGCTGTCGGCCTGCACGTGGTGGACCCGCTCACCACCGGGGATGACCAGCTCGACGGTGATGTGATCATCGCCGAGCTTCCGGCTGATGCGTGCGAAGGCCCGTGGCAGGCCGGGCGTACCGTCGCCAAGTGTCGTCCTGCTTTCGCCTGCCAGTTCGATGCTCGTGATACTATGAAGCGGCATGTCTAGGGCTTCTATCGGTAAAGGACTATCGAATCGGGCGTTGTCGGAA